ACTAAATAGGTTGCCAGACCCACCTGTTCCCATGGAACGACCAATGTCCAATTAACTATCCTCGTCTTCCAGCACGCTGGATCCAGTTACTGCGTTCTCTAAACGACAATGATCGGATATCCGTCAAGGTCCATCCAGTAAAGTGCCGAGTTAGTGCTTCAAATTGGTCCAGTAAATTTACGTAGTCTGAGTCTTTATACTCGAAACAATGCAGCTAAGGTCAACGGAAGATCCATAGATTCTCCGCATGCCTCGCATGCCTTCTTCACCTCCCCAAGGCGTGGGCCCGGGTTTCGCTCTAGAATTTCGTCTACGAGTTTTTCACGATCTTTCCAGCTGAGCTTTAGAACAGTTGAGGCACCAACAGAAGGGTGTCCGCCAACAGAACCTACGCAACCAGCTAGTAAAATTGTATTCAATTCAGCCGCTGTTTTGTCTGAATTCTCTAACAATTTTCTTTGGGTAGCGCCTGTAGGTAGACCTAATACAACTGGTCCTAACTTAGACTCGTATACCCAATTTCTGTCCTCAATCGGATCATTGAGTGTCTTAACTGGAATGTCTTTGTTAAGGTCAATAATCACAGATACTTCAGTTCGGCAATGAGGACAAGTAACATCAAACCCAATTTCTGGACCAAATGTTGCTCTACGAATGCCGATAAGAATTGCGTCTCTGTCACCAGAAAGAAGAGTGTCTAGGTCTTCCTTTGATGTAGATTCCATACCAAGGCTTACTAAGCCTCGCTGTAGCATTGTGGCAAGAGCCCTGCCTGTGCTACCAGAACGAGCAATTGATTCCTCGTCCGCTCCGTTTAGTTCTCGCACCTCTGCGTACTTGATCAAGGCGCCTTCCCGGTTAATAAAACCACCGGGAAGAGCGACCTCGGTATCAGATGGGGCCTTAGTAGTAACTTCTACCTTTGGCTCCTCCGCGAATTGTTTAGCGGCTTGTGCGATTAGTGCTGGGTTTGATATTAACTCTGCCACGATTTATGCTCCTTATAGATTTGATTAAGCTAGTTTTTCATACTTATCGTTGGTAAAGAATACTGAAAGTCCTTCGTGGACAAGTCCAATGGTCTCCACCATAATGTTGTTTCCGCCTGCATCTAGGTCAGAATAGTTCAAAGTTGAAATCCATGCGTTATGGACATGGAAACCCATCTTTGGAATATTTGATCCGCCCTCACCATTTGATGTGGCGTTAGCGTTGCTTGCTGCCGGATGATCTAAAACGTAAATCTTGAGATCGCAACGGAAATCTTCTTGGCTATTTAAGGCAATTCCATCACCCGCTGCTGCAGCAAAAAGAAGTTTCATCCAATTAATTCCCTGATCGGCCCCAAAAATTACTCCGCGATTAAGCGAGATTGGGTTGAAGGTTGTCATGCCAGGGATCTGATGGATAGTGGTGTTGTATCCACCTTCACGATACGCAATAGACTGGGTGTTTATTCCCAAGCCAGTTACGTTAGTAAAACCACCTTTAACGCCAAGTTGAACCTTACTTGTTGCCCCTTGCTGAGGTGTAAGGAACTCAACGTGGAAGCGAAACGAACGAAGTGGATCGGTCGCTCTACTAGAAAAGCGATTGATTACGCTATCTGTCATTTTTATTTATCTCCTTTACGCCACAGTGACGGATGTTCCGCCGTCAAACTGGCCGATTTTGATTACTACGAACTCAGCAGGGCGCTGTAGTGCGACACCGATTTCAATGTTAACAACACCGTTGTCAATTGAAGACTGTGGATTTGTTGTTGCGTCACACTTTACAAAGAAAGCCTGAGCAGGGGTTGCTCCACGGAGACCGCCTTGACGCCAGAAATCAACTAGCAAACCTTCGCAGGCTGCTGTAACTCGACGCCATAGTTTAGCGTCATTTGGCTCAAAGACAGCGAATGTAGTCAAGTCTGTAAGTGACTTGCGGAGGTAGATCAAGGTACGACGTACGGGAATGTACTTATCTACATATGTTGAGCGAAGTGTGCGAGCACCCATTACAACAATTCCTGAGCCCGTTACGTACTTGATGGCGTTAACCGCAGCAGATGCGCTGTTAAGAGCGTCAAGTTCTGAATTAGTAAGTGAACTTACTGAAAGGGCTCCAGCAAGGCGGGCTGATAAACCTGCAGGTGCTTTGAAAACTCCGCGAGCAGCATCTGTGCTTGCGTAGATTCCAGCAATTGCTCCGCCAGGGCTAACAAGCGCTGTTACGCCAGATACTGTACTTGTAGGATCTTTGATGTTAATACGTGGGTAATAAACCGCAGCGTTTGAGCTAGCAACGTAAGACTCTGAAGCAGTAAGTTGAGCAGCAACGTTTCCGTTAACTGGGTCAACAATTACAAACACGTCTCCACGAGCAATTGCGTATGAAATTACTACGTTTACTGCGGCTGTTTCTGTAACACCAGGTGCGTTCAAGATAAGAGAGTTTGGAACAATATCGTATGCTGTCACATCAGCAGCAATTGCTGATTCGCTAACTGCAGCTCCATCAGAACCAGTTGCTAAAGACTGATTAGTTGCTACTACAGGAAGACGAGTAACTCCAGTTTCTTCTGATCCAAGATCTGTTGCAGTAATGTACTTTGATTGTGCATTGATAACACCAACAAGGTAACGCTCATCGTTTCCGCCCATTGTAAGGTCGGTAAAACGCTCTACGATATCTGAGGTAGTTACTCCACCGTAATAGACAGTAAGATCTACAGATTCTCCAGTAGCTGAGTTAGAAATTGATACGTTAATGTCGTTTCCCCAAGTTCCTGGGTTTGCGGCATTAATTGTAAGACCCGGTGCTGGTGATGTTCCGCGATCGTTAAAGTCGCGAGTTGCAGACTGTGCTCCAGCACCGATAGTACGACGTGTGTAGCACGCTCCACCACCGTTTGAAAAGAACAAAAGAACTGCTGTATGAAGAGCGTTAGTTGAACCAAAGCCTCCGTACAAGTTTGTGAACTGTGACCAGGATGTAATCAGTGTTGGTGCAACTGGGCCTCGATCTGAAGTTCCAATAAAAGCCGCCACTGACTGTGCGTTTGGACCTGCTGCTGGTGCGAGTGGGTTGAGCGTTTCCTCAACGAACACACCAGGGCGAAGGTATGCAGCCATAAGTTAATCTCCTTTTTAAGATTGTTTTTAGGTTATAACGAGTAAAAATCCGAATTAGTAATACTAAGGGGTGTGATGTCGACTTGTTCAACTGGCGTGGTTGAGACTGGTACATCGCTGTATGTCATCTCACTGACCACTCTGATATTAAAGACGTTTCTAAAGAGACGCCTTCCATCCTCGACAGTATCGCGCTTTACGAACCCTTCGAGAAACATATGACGGGCAACTGTTGTGCCATCCCCGTTGTCACTTGGGACAATGAGGTGCCCGTACTTTCCTGGCACTTTGCTATTCATCATTTCAAAAATAATTTTGCGGTCATGGCGTGGGTTACGTGAGTAGCTACTAACTTGGTAGTATAGGTCGTAAACCTGTGGGGCATAGTAAGAGTAGGTAGTTGAACCATCTGACGGCAGCGTTCCTCTGCTTGTATCATCTATCCAAAATCCAGAAGCTTGACGATCATTGGCTGGTTGAATGTCGTAAAGCTCAATAACCAAGTATGGGTAGTCTTGAAGACGAAGTTCTACGTCAGGGTACCCAAACCACACCTTTACAGGACGATTAGGTTCTTTAAGATCACTGACTGTGATTCCTTGAAGGTGAGACTTTAGCGCCTTGTCCTCAGCAAAAAGAAATGTGCCGTCTACGCTCATGGCAAAATCCCCTTTGCAAAGAGTTCGTCAAGCACGTCTTCTTCTATAGCGTTAACAATCATAGGTTCTGATGCATCGACAAACGGACGAAGAACGGCGTTAGGGGCTTGGCCCTCACTTCCGTATTCGCTTTTAAATAGGTTGTCTGAGTCTTTACGGTTGTAGACAGCGTTAATCTTTCCACGCTTTGCCTCAAAGTGAATTGGATCTGTCCAGCCCTTTTTACCCAACTCAACTTGAAGCATGTCGTCTAATTCATTAGCGACCTTTTGGGCAACGTTCTGTGCGCGTTTTTCTAGATCCGTCACTTCTTTTTCTTACCCTTAAACACTAGATAACCTGCCACGATGGTTGCGTACCCTTGCAAAGCTTTATTGCTATCAGGCGCATTATCCGTAATTCCCTCAATGAAGTCAGGGATAGTTGGACCTACGATCCAAGGCTTTTTATCGGCCATCGCAAAAATCTCCTATCGGAGTAGCAGTTATCTAACGCAAGGGGTAAAGCTTGTTCCCCGCATGGGAACGACTTAAGTATACGAAAAAGCCCCCAGTTACGGGGGCTAAGTCGTTACTTCTTACCAGTCTTCTTTTCGCGTTTGTCCTCCGCTTTTTCGCCCTTCTTGCCTTCCTTGGCTTCATGGCGCTTTTCCTGAGACTTAATCTTCTTTACAATTCCTTCGTCAATCTTGCGATCAGCGGTCTGAGTTTCTGGCTTATTACGCTTGCCATGGGCTGTGTCCATCTTCTTGAACTTAGCCTTTTCCTCTTTGTCCAAACCTTTAGTGGTTTTAGCATCTTGCTTTTTGTCGTTCTTTTCGTTATACGGCATACGCTTCATTATTTATTGCCCTTCTTCTTAGACATTCCAGCCTCGCTCATAGCGATGGCAATTGCTTGTTTCTTTCCTTTAACAATAGGCCCCTTGCCTGGACCCTTTTTGCCAGAGTGGAGTTCACCCTTGCCGTACTCATGCATTACTTTTGCGACCTTTTTAGGCCCCTTTTTAGCTGTAGCCATTGTGCCTCCTATGCGGCGATGTATGTTCCGTTTACAAAGATAATACTGTTTTGCGTAAAAGTGACTGGTGTTCCTTGAACCAGCAAACTTTCAATCAAAGGTTTTGGCATAGCTGTAGTTTCTTTAAGCCAGTGTAAATCAAGAATTGAACTGTTTGGAAGATGATCTGCCACCATTTGAACGTGGCCGTTTAGTTCATCCGCTGGGGCTGATGGGTCTACCCATCCCCATGCTGAGAAGTGGTTAGCGGCTGTAGGGATAGGCATAAACGGTAGTTCAAACTTAAGTTGTTCAGTACCAAAGTTAGTTACGGTAGACATTTCGCACTTAATATTAAAAGTTACCAACTTACCAATTTTTAGGTAGTAACTGTTGTAGGTTGGGTATGTGCTTCCACTACCAGTAAACGTAAGCCCAGTTGCCGAAAAGGTAGGTGACCATCTAACAGGCTCTGGCGGAGTCCACTCTGGACCAGCGGGTCCAACAGGACCTTGCGCTCCCGTGCTTCCAGAGTTTGAATAATGAATATTTGCCATTAGCGGCCTACTCGAAGAACAGCAACGTAACTGTTACCTGTTGCAGATAGCGCGTAGACCTCATCTTTTGTAGAAAGATTATCGATTGTTACGGCCCCTCCGGGTACAACACTAACACCGTAGGAAGACTGGGTAAGACCTTCTCCACCAATGTACACAGCCTCTGACCCAAGGTTCTGTATTTGAATTGTGCAGTTAGTTTTAATTAGGTCATCGTTTGGGGTTACCTGAGTAGGTGTTGAATCGTTAATCGCAATACGAGCATGTGTTATAGCCATACATTTCCTTATTCTGGGTTTACTGGTGGGTGAGGGTCTGGGGCATTGTGGCTAGCATAATCTTGGAACTGTTCATCATTGATAAGTTCATCAGGCATTACCTGAATCATGCGGATAGTAAAAAGAGTTCCGCGATCGTTAACGTAACCTTCAGGCTGTACGTGATAAGGTCGATAGACCTGACTTTGCCAAACGGCACGATAGCGGTTTACATCAGAGATCTTAGCTTTGAAGTGACCGCGAGAGTCAAATAGTTCTGGGCTAACTTCTTGTAAATCATCCACGTTTACAGTTAAGTTAAGCATGTCCGCTGAGTAGAAACCGCGCTCACTAGCAGGCACATTACCTTGAATAAAGTCAGCAGAGATGATTGATAGCGTGTGTGGCCCAACCCAAACGCGACCGCCTACAGCAAGTTCAACATCGTAAACTGGGTCTACTGTTGAGGCAACAGGGTCGTAGATCCACCATTCAGCGGTTGTACCAAAAGGAGTAGTAGCGTCATAGGAAATGCCATCGCCAATTTCGTTTAGTTCAAAGTCGACGGTAAATCTTCCGCCTGGCTCAAAAGCACGCATTAACGCCCCCTACAATTTATAGAATACAAGGTTACTCTGTAAGCGTTCATCTGTCGGGCTGAGTTCGGCCGCCTTTAAGCCATACTCTAAGGCTTTTTCCTTTTGCCCTAATTTATAGGCTGCAATTGCGGCGTAATCGTATGGGGCAAATCCCCAAGCAAATTCTTCGCACAGATACTCAAGAGGTTTTTCAGTAATAGCCAAAGCCTGCTCTGCATAACTTAGGCAAGCTTCCCATAACTCATACTCGTAGCAATGTTTAGCAAGATCAACCAAAGCCTCTCTACGACCAGGTGCCTCTTCCACAGCTTGAAGTAACCAATTGCGTTGCCAATTTTTATCCGACAACTTAGCTAGGTATCTCATTGATGCAGCACGCTCTGGCTTCCAAGTAGCGGTAGGAAGGCTTAGATGGCGTTGGAATTCTTCTCTAGCTTTGTCTGGCTGATTATAAAAGTAAAGTTCTCTTGCATAGTAAAAAGCGTTTCGATCATCGTTTGGGTCTTCTAAGACAGACTGAGCCAGCAAAGGCAGGTACTGAGACCTAGGCTTTGAGTTGTCTGGGTAGTGATGAATTTCTAGGTCAGTCCAGTGCTCTACTTGCGTAATACGATCCGTGACCATGACCTCATGCACTGGGTGCTTCCAACGGTAGCCGTGGCGTGAATGGATTTTATCTCCGCTGTATTGAAGCCCCGGAGATCCGTCTTGGTTCCAATTCCACGTGTATTTGTATCGAGGTCTTGTTGTTTGTGTTGGCACAGTCTCTAAGTGCTTGCGCCATCCCTCAACTAAAACTTCGTCGAGATCCAGAGCAATGCAGTAATCAATATCCCCAGGCAGACAAGCGAGGCTAGCATTACGAGCATCGTCAAATCTCCACGGTTTAATTGAAATGTCAACTACATTGATACCAAGGCTTTTAGCAAGTTCAGCAGTGCCATCAGTGGAACCAGTATCAGCAATAAGTAGATAGTCGGCTTCTTTAGCCGACTCATACCATTTTTGAACAAACTGTTTCTCATTTAGAGCAATGCTGTATACGGCTATTTTCATAGCGCATATACTACTCGGAATCTGCTGGGGCTACTAAATCGTAGCCAATAATCTCTCCAGTAGAGTCGTCCTTAACTTCAAACTTTTCAAACCCTGATGCGTCAACGCCAAGGCTTTTCTTAATAATTGTCATGCGAATCTACCCCAATATCCATTAGATGTGTCTTTGAGAGGCGCTGCTGTTGCAGGCAGGTCTGACTGTCCATTGATGTATCCACGCATAACTGGTCCCAAAGCGTTGAGTACAGATGGTGGATATCCAAAAGCAAGGTAGCCAGTTCCAGGAGTAGTTGCTACTACTAACACGGCAAGGCCATAACGTTGACCAGCAACTAACGTAACTGATGTGTTTAGGTTACGAGTGTAAACAGTGTTTCTAGTACCAAATAGGCTGGTGTCATTAGTTGTGGTTGCTAGACGGGTAGCAGTAGTTTCATCAAACTCGTACACACCAATCTTGCCTACTGTAACACCAGAACTTGCTGTACCTGCAGATGCTACTGAAACTGTTGAGACTGTTTTAGTCTCTAGAGGAGTAAAGAAAGTCCAGTAAACAGTACCGCTTGTAAAAGTAGCGGCGCGGTTGTCGTATCGAGATGCAACTTCTACAGCATTACTTGGGTAGTCTAGACGGTAACGGACGTGCTCATTAAGGGCTAAAGTTCCGCTGTCATCTTGAATAATAACGGTGTTATCTGCTGTGGGATCTGTGACAGAAAGCGTAGTCTCAAAGCCGTCAGCGGTAGATCCTTCAAATACAACGCTGTTATTTACATTAATATCTGTAAATGTTGGGCTAGTAATAGACCCACCAAGGGCAACTACGTCAGTTCCAATAGTGATGCTGTCGTTATCTAACTTAGCGTTAGTTACGTTTCCGTCGACAATCTTTGCTGTTGTTACAGAGAGATCAGTTGGTGTGCGAGTATCCGCTAATCGGGTGTCTGATCCAAGAACCGCTTCAGTAGCAGACGCATCACCTGTAGCAGGCACATCTTTTACCGAGGCCGTGCCTAAACCAGAAACCTGAGTATTTGCAATTGAGATAAGTGACTGATTGATAGCAACAGTCTTAGTTACAGAATCATATGTAAGTGGGCTAGTTGCGCTTACAACGCCAGTAGGCCCTTCTGGGCCAACAATTTGACCAACGCTATTCCACGCTGATCCATCCCACACGTAAAGGTCACCATCCGCAGTTACGATATATGCGTCGTTAACTAGGTTTCCACTTGATGGAAGGTTAACAACTGCTGCAACAGTTCCCTTAAATGTAATTCCAATACCACGTGGACCCGTTGGACCTGTAGGTCCAGCAGGACCTGTTACGGTAGAAGGAACAGTAGATACTGGACCAGTTGGTCCTTGCGGACCTGTTGCTCCTGTAGGTCCTGTAACAAATGAAGGGGCGCCTTGCGGACCAGTTGGTCCTTGAATACCTTGTGGACCAGTTGGTCCCATTGGACCAGTTACAGTTGATGCAGCACCAGTTGGTCCTGTTGCTCCAATTGGACCTGTAGGCCCAGTTACACCAGAAGAATAAACTAAAGAGTTCCACGCAGTAACACCGTTACCGACTTTAAACTTACCAGTGTCATATTCATAACCAGCTTCGCCCTGTGCAAGGATTGGGTTATACAAAACCCAGTTAGCCGCAGTATCGCGTCTGAATTGAATCTTAGTTGCCATTAGCCGTTAGCTCCTCCAGCGGTAATTGTTATGCTTCCACCGTATACAGTGTTTGAAGCTCCACCATCTACGTTTGCTGCTTCAGGTCCTTGCGGTCCAGTTGCACCTGTTGGACCAAGAGGTCCAGGTGTAGTTGATACTGGTCCAGTCGGTCCTTGTGGACCAGTTGGCCCTATTGGGCCTGTTGGACCAGTATCACCAGTTAAACCTATATTACCTTGTGGCCCAGTTGGTCCAGTTGGTCCAAGATCTCCTTGAACACCCTCTGAAACAAGAAGTTTCCATACCAAGCCATCCCAATACCAAGTAGTTTCACCTACAGTGAACTGCTGATTGAGAACAGGGCTATTGGGAAAGTCTAGAGCCATTAGTCGGTTAGGCCTCTTTCTATATCGTGCATAAGCGCTTGGTCTTCAACCCAGTTTTTCTGGATCAACTTTTCGTAGTCTCCATCAAACTTAATCTCACCTATGTTACCAAAATTAGCGCTTTTTTCTACGTTAATGTCAATACCCGCTTTAATCAAAGTTTGGCAGAAGGTGGCATATGATGGGTTATAGAGGCCATTCTCTACCTTAGGAGCAAAGAAGAAGTGAAACTCGCCGTTTTCGCTACTATCAACATAAGCGGATACTTTTTCCAAAGCGGCTTTTGATATGTAGCAGGCCTGCATATTCACATACTCAGCTCTTAAGATTTCATCGTCCGTGCTTTGCCCCTCAAATAGCTTTATGTTGTACAGTTCTTCAAAGGTCACCGCTTCTGGAAATACCCCAGACATAACATCTTGATCATGATCAATTAAAAAGTTTAAGGACTTAACTGACCAACTTAAAGTGGGTGCTAAAAATACTACACCGTCTACAACTTTTGAAGATTTTACCCTGTTGGCAATAACGTTCATATTCATATCTTGAATAGAACTACCAGATTCAAAATCAACAAAGAACTCTATGTCTCCGTCAAAAGCTGAGTACACAGATCCAACTAAAGACTTAACAAAGTCTGGATGAATACTCTTATTTACAAGTGGTACTCCGATTACAATTTTTTTCATATTTTTCTCCATAAAGTAGGACAGGCAGGCTACGAGTATAGCCTGCCTGTCGTTTAAGGTCTACTGTTACTTTTTAGCAGGAACTTCTTCCGCTACAGCAACCGGCTCAACAATTTGTACGTTGTTTTCGCCAAGAGAAGCCAAGGCAACTTCAAGAGTTTCCTTTTCCTCTTCATGCTTTCCGAGTGCGTGCTTTAGTTCTGCTTCACGCTTTTCGTCAGCTTCGTACTGCTTAATCGCTTCCTTTGCCCACTCCTCAGCACGAGCCTTTGATTCAAAGGTGTCGTAACCAGGTGTTGCTGGGTCGTCAGTCTGCACTACGCAGACTGAGCCCTCGCGGAAGATAGTAACTGTCTTATCCTTATTGACTTCATATGTGTATGACATTAGTTATCTCCTTATGCGTTCTTGTCATCAGTTAGTGTTGCTGATGGCATTGGGTCGCGGACAATGTAGATTGTATCGTTGAACCAGTTTGAACGAACACCGTCATAATCTTGGTGACCGTAGATGATCTCTACGCCAGCAACGCATGCCTTGTTACTTGCATATTCGTTTGAGTTACCTGAGATGGTAGTTGAAGATGCTGGGGTGTTAGCTGGTGCAATTGCTGTGTCATTTGGAAGGTGTGATCCAATGACCTTTGGCTCAGAAGTGTAAAGGTTCTGAAGATCAAAGACGTAGTAGTGGTCTGCTGATACGTTAGGGCAGATTGCGTAGTTTTGGTCACGCCATACGTGTGCTGAACCGTAGTACTGTCCACCGCCCTGTGGGTTAGGGTTTGGAGAGGTGTAAACAATTCTCCAACCTGTTTGGAGTGTTGTAAATGGTGTCTGACCCAACTTAAATGAGTACTGACGAAGTGTACGTCCATCCCAGAAGAGTGTTCCTTCAGGAATACCTAGAACGTTACGAGGTCCCACTCCCCAAGCAACAATCTGGTTGTTACGTGAAGGAGACCCTGAAGCGTTAGCAATAGAGCGCTGGTTACGAGCTGTATCTGTTGGCTGAACATCTGATGTCCAAGTGTAGTCAGCAAGACCATAGTAGAAGGTGGTGTTACCGTCTCCACCCATTGCTAGGTTAGACATAATCCAGTAGTCGTTTGAATACGGACGAATGAAGTGAGCTCCCGGTGTGTACGCAAGTCCAGAAGAATGAACTTCTTGGCTACCGCGATCTGCAGAGTTGCTGTAGAAGTCATCTGAAAGTTCCCAGAATTCCCCAGTCTTCTCATCGATAAAGTAAGCGACGCGTTCCCAACGAGTAGCTGAAGTTGTTGATACCCACTTTGAGAATGCAAACTGCCAACCGGTTGCGTACCAACCGCGAACAGTTGGGTCGTAAATCACGTTCTGTGGGTGCATTTTTGAAGGACCGTACTTGATTGATCCATCAAGGTAAACGATTTCCCAACCACCTGTACGTGAACGATCAATCGTTTCACCACCGTAGTTGATAGTGGTGTTAGATTGGAAAGTAACAGGAACACCGTTGTAGCTGTTCATATGACCAAACGCAAGGACTGAGTTTGAGCCTACGGACATCTCACCGCGAGCACGACCAGTTTGACCAATGATCTGTACTTGGCGAGGTGCCTTAGCGTTAACGTAACGATAGTTACCGCGGGTGGTCATACCTGATTCTTCACCGTAGAATGTAAGGAAACGACCGTTCCAGTCAGAAGACTGAGGCTGGTAAGCACGCATATTGTTCATCACGTTTGGTGATGGTCGCATTACGTGTGGATAGTAAAGACCAAGATCTGCTGAGATATCTGTCCAAACAGATGTTGTTACGTTGTACTTCCACATACGACGACCGTAGAAACGGTCGATGCTTGAAGGCGCTGTGTTGTTAGAGGTATATGTACGACGACCAATAACACCAACTTCAGTTGCGCTATAACGGAATGGAAGTCCGCCACGGTTCCACAAGCTACCTTCACCTGTACGAGATGGCGCTGAGATAAGTGACCACGTATTAGTGATTGGGTTGTAGCCCTGGTAGTCGTATGCAGAGGAGTCTGCACCTGAAACACCAGTTTGTGTTGGGCTTACCATAAATAAGGATGTTGATCCAACAAGACCTGTACCAACAAATGCTCCGTCCTCCCAAGCGTTTGCCGCGTTTGCAATTTGAGTGCGAGCACCAGTTGTTAGGTTATAACGGAAGAATGAGTTAGCTGTACGTTCACGCTGCCATGGGTAGAGGTATGTGTTTCCACCTGAATCCTGTGCAATGAAGAACTTCTGAGGACCCCATGTATGTGAAGGATCTCCGTAAGTTGTGATGTTGTAAGCACCAAGCATCTTCCAAGAGTTACCTGTCTTGTCATAACGAGCAAGGTAGACGTTCCAAGTACCTGAATATGAGGTTACGTTATCTACAGTGTTGTTAACTGTTTGTGTACCTGTTGTAGTGTTAAGACGGAAAATTACATAAGTAAAGTTTTGAGTGTCATAGATCTCAGCACGTGTAAGACGGTCAGTTCCAGAGAACTCAATATCCGCTGGGAATGATGTAAGCGTCTGCCATGTCTGTGATGTGTGAGGCTTGTACTGCCACTTTACAGACTGTTCGTTAGAACGACCTGCGCGGTATACGCCAGTTCCGTCCCAGTTATACGCCCAGCCTACCCAACGGCGGGTATCGTTCCAGCCGTAGCCAGAGCCTGTTTGCCAGTCGCTGTGTGCTTCCATATGAACGTAAACATCGCCAAAACCATCATTGTTAAGGTTAGTGCGTGCAGGAGTTGTGTTCGCATACTTTGCAATAGTCAAAATTCCGTAGTTTTGGAATGTCTGATTACGTGTATACGCTGCATCAGAAAGCACCTTAATACGGTTAATTGGACCAGAATATGTAAATGGGCGATCAGCGTAAATTGTTGCTGTTGTGCGTGGAGAGTTAAGGTTTCCGTCCGCATAGATTTCAACAAGAATAGATCCGTTGTTCTGTGGATCAGTAAACTTTGCTGAAAGAAGGTAGACAGTATTTTCTGTCGTTAAAGGCGTTACGTATTCAGCACCAGATACTGGGCTGAATGAGTAGAGAACTTGACCTGCGCCTGAGCCCGCGTCAGAGTTGCTGATGGAGTTAATGGCCATGTTATGCGGTCACTTCCATACCAGAGATGTGAGCCTTAACGCCAGCTGCTGAGGCAAACGCCGCAATAACTTCGTTAGCGTCAAGTGCTTGACGGATATCAATAGCAAGAACACCGTTAGCAGAAACAGATACACCAGCAAGAACTTCGACTCCGCCGAACTTAACTGTTGCAGTAACTGCTGTAGATGTTGTGTTTGTTAGAAGAATGTTTGTAACAACTACCTGG